TATCTATTATTAGTAATAAATAGTCCTTTATATATGTACGCGAAATAAAAAGGACAAATGAATGTTAAAATATGCGATAGCGGGATAATATGTTATTAATTTTACGAACGATCCTGATCTTTTCTAAATTGTAAGGTCGTATCGTGCGAATACACTCATCAAATGACATCCATTTCATTAGTCCTACTTCCATGATGTCGTGCGCTTTCTTCGGCTTCTTATCTAAATCCACCATCGCGAGAAAATACTTCTGTTTGTAACACTTCATATCTGACCCCATAAATATCTCTTCGAATGGTGCTATATTTTGTATTACATTATCGGTCGTGATATCATATCCGGTCTCTTCAAGACATTCTCTCAGAGCACATGTAAGGTCTTTTTCATTATAATTCCTGCGCCCTTTGGGAAATCCCCATTCGGTTTCAATCCATCGTGTGGTAGATTCTTCGATAAACTGATGAAGCGTCTTTACACGTCCGTCTTTCGTTCGTATTCCGCCCAACACCTGCCGGTATTTTTCGAATGAAATATGTTCTTCGTTTTTATACTGGCTTCCGCGTGTATATTCACCCCATAATAGGCGCCATAATTGTTCGAATGTAAGGCGGAGCAGACTATCCTTTTCCGTCATCGTCATTTCATCAATAATGCGCTGGATATATGCTTCGTCGTTTAACGAATATTTACCGCGTATAAAATCGACAAACCCGAATGAGTCGCGGCGTCGTATCATGAGAAATTCGGGTCCGGTTTCGCCGCATCGAAATGCAATTACCCCGATACTTGTTATTGGTGCGCGACAATTATTATAAACGTGATTCGTGCGATTACAATTGTTACAGAAATACTTGGTTGTCTCGACAGTAGATGAAACATTTTTACCTCGGTAAACAGCTGCTCCTCCTCCGTTGGCGGTTCCTGCAATCGCGGGAGACGATTTATTGTTTACTGTTGTTCGTAATTGGCTAATTTCAAGATAAGATAACGCAGATTTAGGATTGTTTACTTTAACGACTTCTGGATTATTTTCTGTTTCTGTTTCTGGTTCTGTTTCTGTTTCTGGTTCTGGTTCGTGTTCTTTTGTAAATACTGAGATTACAGTCTGGTCCATCTTCAGTATGCGCTTATCGTAATTCTAATATTGTTTTTATGTCGTTTCAATATAAGCGATTTTATGAAATTAGATGCAAACATATGGGGGCCGCATTACTGGTTCTTTTTAATGACGACTGCCGTAAATTATCCAGACCATGTAAATGACGTTGTCCGGAAAAAATACTATGATTTCATTCAGAACTTCCCGATGCTCATTCCTGATCCGGAAATGTCGTCGGAGTTTGAGAGAATGTTGAATAAATATCCGGTGACACCTTATTTAGACAACCGTGATTCATTCATTCGCTGGGTTCATTTCATTCACAATCGATATAATGTGATTCTCATGAAAGATGAGATGCCTTTACACGATGCGCTCGAGAGATATTACTTACATTATCGCCCGAAACCGATACAGATATTAGAGGAACTTAAATATCGAGAGAAATTGGTGTATATGTTGGTGATGGCGGGTATGGGATATGCGGCGTATTATTATCATAATAGGTGAGAAAATGACGACTTATATGCTCGGTGATTTATTCGCTGCTATATATAACTGCTTAAGAAATGGTAAAGACTGAATACATCGTATTTATTATTACGGCTGTTCTTATCGTGAATACATATTATGACGGGCATTTGATAAAGATGTTTCAAAGCAATCAAAAATGGATTAAGATGGCGACATTTGGTTTCGTGGGTCTCTCACTCTTCATGTTTTTGCGCCGGAATCCGGAAAACTCTAGGCAATTGTTATATCACGCCAACGATATTATTAAGTATATGCCGATAAGTAAGGGGACCGCGGATATGATAACACCTTTTTTTGATATGACGGGGGGTCCGCCGGGGGTTCCGCCCCCCCACGACGGTGGTGCTATAGGCGGGGCGATAGGCGGGGCGATGGGTCGTGCGATGAGTAGTGCTATAGGAGCACATTCCGCGCAACCAATAGCACGGCCGTCGTGGGGGGGCGGAACCCCCGGCGGAACCCCCGCTGAAAAGAGACTACTCAACTCCGGCAAAAACTCTAGCAAACGTAGTGTTAGTGAAACCAAGAAAAAGTATGTCGCTGCACAACAGGGATGGAAATGCGGGGATTGTCAACGTCAGCTTCCCGCTTGGTTTGAAGTGGATCACGTAATTGCTTTAGAACATGGTGGGTCGAATCACATCGATAATTTAGTTGCGTTGTGTCGCGACTGTCACGGAAAAAAGACCGCGATGTCGTTTTTGTAATTCATCGCCTCCGTTAATTGAGGTCATCCGTAATCGGATCGACATTATTATATCTTATAATTATAACTGATTGTTGTTATCATTATAACAAAGTGTAAATGTCAACAGCATCACCAGAAGCAATAGCAGCAACAGCAGCAACAGCAGCAACAACAATAGCATCAATAACAAGTGATACTGGCCAACGCGAAGTTGATGCCGTAAAATCTATCCAAGAATCATTCCATATTGACACATTATTGAATTATCTTCCGATAATTGTACTCGCCATAATAATATTAATCGGGATCGTTTCATCAGATTTACTAAAAGATAATTGGTCTATTTTCGCAACATTAGTCATCGTGTTCATTTGGGTTACTTTCGTTCATTATGTGTCTCCGAAAAAATTTCTTACAATCAGAGATGAAGACCCCCCATCCACTTTTTTACCAAAACTTACGACTCCATTTGATATTTCATCCAATTGGTTTTTATATATTGGAGTACCGATTCTTATATTTGGCCTAGGTCTTGGACTCGGTTTTGGCAGTATTAATGTATCAAATAGTGGAAGAAATTACGACCCGTCGGTTGGTATGATAACTGTAGGTTCAATCATGCTGGCTGTAGGTATTCTTTATTTTTTATTTCTTGCGCTCAAATACTCTATGTTTAAGGACACATTCAAATGGGTAATTGACAAATTTAATGTTTTACCTTTACCTCTAATTATACTATTAATTATAATTGGAATTCCATTAGTTGTGCGCGGTAATGAAATAAAATCGGATTTCGACGGTAAATTAAAGGATGACATTTACAATACAGATAAATTTCAAGAATCACTCGCAATATCTGGAGCAGAAACGATGCTTGGTATTGGTACATTTTTTCAGATTGCGGTTTTTATAGCAGTTGGGTATTATTTGTGGAAATATACAAGCACAAATGAATCCTTAGCAAAACCATTTTTAGGAATCGCTGTGATAATTATTGTTGGTGCTTTATTAATATCGAAAAGTATGGGAGCGCCTGGGTTTGAATCGAGCGATAACCCATTTGAAAATAAAGCATTTATGGTTCACGCCGTCATTTACTTGATAGTTGGGGTCATATTTTTAATAATATTGGTTGGACAAACTGAGAAAATTGAGGTATTAACAAAAGGTTTTGGTGGTTTGAGTGTAGTACTAATTATTATGTTTTTTGTGTCGGCAGGAGTTCAACAAGGCAAAAATAATGAAGAGATGTACATGGCTAAATTAACAAGCGATAAGGACAGTGTTTATTATAAGCAATTAAGAGATGAAGCAGTAAAAGAATTAAAAAAAAGAGATTCAAATGCGACAAATGCTGATATTGAAGCTGCTGTATCGAGCCGTTTGAATAAGTTACGCAATGAATCACAATCGCCTACAGATGCTATCATGTGGACATTTACGATTATTTCATTAATTATTGTGGTTTTTATCGTAAAATCTTTTAATAATAGAATATCATTAACTAATGATATGGCTATTAGCAAAGACATTACACCCAAAATAAAAGACATTACAGCCAAAATAAAAGATGACAAGATGCTTTCAGATGACTGGGATAAATTATTAACTGACTACGACAGTATCAGCGTTTCCATCCGTTTCGCCAAATGGTTCTCATTCGTCCCGTTCTTGTCGGTTATATTACTCATATTGTGGGTATCTATCCTTTTTACGAATGTAACAACATCTCCAACTACGACGAATTGGATAGGAAAGACATTCTCAGGCGACATGTTTCCACGCGTGAAAGAACTCATCGACGCATTTTTCATCGTCATTATCGTCGGTCTTTCATTATGTGCGATTTTATTGCTGCCGATTGTCAAGGAAATGAATGCTGGTGGACTTGAATCGATTCTGAAATTCGCCGAATCTGTTCAGGTGTGGCAGTTCAATAAGAATGATTCAAACCCCATTCGGGGTGGATGGGTTGGTTTCTTCACGTTTATCGTCGTATTCGTCATTTGTCTCTCGTGGTGGTGGGATTATTTGGTGAGAATAAAACCGGAAAAAGAGGCAACCACCGGTGCGTCATTACCTATCGTTCCCGATAATTGGGGATGGGCGATCGCATTTGTGGTTCTTCTCGCAATTTGCGCGATACCCACTGGTTATCATATCTTTTCTGATGGTATTGTTGAAGATTTCGAAAAAGAAAATGTGGTGAAACGTATCTTACGACAACTTATGACAACTATTTATCTTGTACCGTGGTTGATTATCGTGTTGTTCCGTGCCGGGTTATACTCAGTTGCGTCTTTGTCCGGTATCCCCGATATTGTCAAGAAACGCGATGAAACCATCGACCTATTGAAATTCTGGAAATGGGATGCCAACAAGACCGACCTTCGCATGTTTCCGACTAATAATGATCGCCCAACTCCTAAGAGCGTTACATCGATTCTCTCTGCTGCTGAAGCCAAGGCTGCTGCCGCTGCTGCTCCTGCCGCTGCTCCTGCTGCTCCTGCCACCACTGATGTCGGCATCAACGAAACCAAAGTAAGCGCAATCGGTAAGCTTATCAAAGTGATTTTGCTGACAATTTCATTCGTCATTCTAATTCTTGCGATTATTTACTATGTCTATAAGATTGACGCCGAATTCATTAATAAGAGTGGTGACGCTGATGCCACAGCATCCGGTGGTTTCGCAGCACAAATGAATTCGCCCACCGCACACACCATCTATGTTCTTATCGCCATCGTAGGTATTGCTGGTCTCGTCGCATATCTTCGAGAGAAATTCAAGACGGCCAACAATAACAAAACACCCGAAAACTATTTATTCGATGACATGAAAACAGAAGACGAAACAAACCCGCTCCGCCAACTCGCATTTGGTGCTACGCATATTATTTACGTTATATTGATGATCGTTGTTTGGATATATGACCGCGACAAAGATGATAAGAACTTAATGTCAGTTACGGGAATGACCGTTCTAGGTATCGCTATCCTGTTTTTTCATTATGGATTAGAATTTATCGATACATTAAATCCTAACAAGAATGCGGCGGCAACTGACGCGGATGGCACAGCGAAACAACCGCCATCGGTCGCAGACCTCTTTACGAATATCCGTTTCATCATCAACACCGTATTCTTCATCGTGTTATGTGCGCTTGCGTATTACAAACAGCACGGTGTTATGGTTGTATTGATACTCGCCATGTTCATCTTTCATCTCACAAAATCGGTAATCGGACTGAAGCTACTTAAATTATTATGGCTAGGCATTATTTACATCCCCTGTCTCTTCCTAGACTTTCTTCAATCGTCACAAGGCGCGGTAGGTGATACAACGCGTCCCATCTGGATTATCGTCGCAATCGAATTGGTCCTTATTGCTATTTTGTATGGCGGACCATATCTCCTGAACTATATCGGCGCGTCGGCCTCGCAAATCGTTGCTGCACCTGTGAGCTTGAAAGATAAATATGATACGAATTTAAATACACAAAGCCCGCAAATTTTTATTTTCCACAATACAGGAATCGATCGAACACCTGAAGACAAAGTGGCGAATTGCCCTGCGGAAGAAAAGAAGCGGTATAACTACTCTATCTCGGGTTGGTTCATTTTAAATAACACAGTCGATAAGGGCAACAGAGATTTAGACATATTTAATTTCGGCGATGTTCCTCGTTTAACATACAATACATCTACGAACCAAATGAAATTGTGGTGCAACACGTTGGATATGTCTGGTAACCCATATACAACGGCACAAATGATATATAATTCAAAGGCTAAATATAACGCTATTATTTCTGGAAAATCAAAAGAACAACAAGCTAGAATAAAGATGTTGATCGATAATGACGAAGAACTTGACGCAACAATTCCTCTTCAAAAATGGAATTACTTTGTAATAAATTACAACGGAAAAACGATGGACTTCTTTTTGAATAACAAACTTATTAATAGGAGTGATTTCATGATGCCAGATATTCAAATGAAACCAATTACTATTGGTGACGGCGATATAACAAAGAAAACGAAAGGATTGAACGGGTCGATTTGTAATTTCTCATTCCACAAGGTTCCATTAACAAAAGAACAAATAAGATGGACCTATACTATGTTGAAATCCCAAGACCCGCCTATGATTGGAATGACGACCATCGAAGATGATGTCAAGGCAGCCGGGTCTACTACAGTGTATGCGAAGTAAATAAATGTATGTAATAGAATAACGGTAATATAATATCTATAATATTTATACGAAGATATGAATTCAAAACTAGTTCTAGCAGTTATCGTAATTCTTCTGCTATTGTATGTCATTTTTAAAGCATTAACTACGACTTACACTACTTTAGGAACGATGCAAAAATGGTCAAACAAAACCACTTTACAAAGTTCAAATCTACCTAGCACATTTAAAGCAAATAGCGCTATCTCGATTTGGTTTTACATTAAGAAGTGGGTCAACGGAACAGATGTCGTACGGTTTCATAATGCCGCAGGAGGATTAAGCGATGCTAATACAATATTCCGCGTATTATTTAAAAATGGTACAAATACGATCCAGATTTTTCCAAAGAGTGGAACGACCGATTCGCAGTTTGATTGTGAAATCTCGGATTTCCCTCTTCAGAAGTGGGTTAATCTCATCATCAGTTTCAACGGTTCCGCGATGGATGTCTATGTCGACGGTAAATTGGTGAAATCGTGTGTTGTCAATACCGGTTCGCGTATTCAAGAGACCCAAAGTATTGTTTTAGGAGCTGAAACTACGGATGACGTGGGTTTTATCACAAATGTCAAACTGAAGGCGGCACCAATCGCACCTCAAGAAGCATGGGATATTTACTCGCAAGGTTTTGGCGGAAGCCCCTGGAGCGACCTTCTCAACAAGTATAAGGTGAAGTTAAGTTTCATCGTTGATAATCAGGAACAAGTTAGTGTTAGCACGTAATCGCGCCACAAGCATATCGTAGTTTCTATGATTCACACAATACTTTCATTTCTAGTATATGAATGTATTGTTTTTTTATTCGATTATATTAGTAACCAATTGTAAAAAATATGAATGACAGCAGCAGCAGCGGCAACGATGAAGGTGGGTTTTTAAAAGGAATAACATCTAGTTTTTCGAAACCAAGTGATGCGGGATTTTCATCATCTGGAACATCTAGTGGAGGTTTTGGTGTGAGGGATTTTATGGAATCTAATAGCCTGGTCGCAAAATTTGCTTTTATTTTAATGGTGTTTATAGTGTTTTCTGTGGCGGTGAAACTGTCCATTATTGGATTATCATATTTTATGCTTCCATCTACGTCACCGTATGTATTGAACGGAACCGCGAATACGGAAGATATGGCGATGACTATATCACAAGACCCGTCCAAGCCAGATTCGGTTTTTATTTCACGTTCTATGAATGAAGATGGAGGTTTAGAATATACATGGTCGGCGTGGTTTTTCATCAACCAAGTTCCACTTAAAAAAGATAAGTATTCAAGAATCTTTAGCAAAGGCGGTGAAGGAACAAAGTCATCTGATGATGGTATTTATTACCCCAATAACGCCCCAGGGTTATATATCCGCTTTACAGATTCAGTAACAGATACTAACCCTGACCGAACCGATAAAGGTGTAAACGTATCTTTACTTGCGGTTGTGGATGTTACCGGAAAAGGTGAGGGGGGTAGTGGCAGTCGGGATAATTTACACGAGAAACTTATTGCTACCGATATTCCAATTAAAAACTGGGTGAACGCGGTTATTCGAATTACAAACAACGTTATCGATTTATACATCAACGGTCGTCTAGCTCAGCGACGCAAAACGGCCGGAATCCCCCTTCAAAATTATGGAAAGGTGAATATTGGCGAAGATAAGGCGACCAACCGTTTTAGTGGATATATTTCTACGATTCAGTATTTTAATTATTCTATTGGTGCAAATAAAATCAAGAGCATCGTTGATGAAGGGCCTAACATGAAGATGATCACATCAAGTGGCGACGCGTCAAATACAAAGAACGCGGGTTCTTATTTATCAAATAATTGGTACATGCGGTAATATTTTTTTACGCTCACATATCAGCAATACTGGTGTAAAAAAATATAATGGGTGACGTTTCTCCGACATGGACACCATCATTACAACAAGACAGTCCAACAAGTGATGTTTATTTTATCGGAGACTATGGGCATCGTTATAACGTATATGCTTTAAATTATACAACAACATTTACGCTTTTACCGGGTACTTTTACATTACCAAGTACATTACCTGGTGTGGGTCCTCGTGACACAGATGTACCTGCTGAACTTGTAAATCGGCGCGGGACGCTTATTGGTGTTATTCCACTTATCAATTTAACTTCAAACAATACAAGCACCGGAATCACTTTTTCATTCCCGACAAATAATTACGCAGTATCTGTGGTATCATTCAACCGCGACTATTATGTTATTCCACAGGCGTCTGGTAGCCCTGGAAACGTTCCAAATATTGGCGGATTATATAAAAATGGATCAGGTGCGGCTGATATCCGTCTTCCTTATCGAAATGCCCTTATTATCAACGGTATTTTCGATAGTACTGGTGGATATCGTTATGATAATCCGTCGATGATCGTTCGCATGGAAATAAAACAGGCGGCAACAATAGCCGGTGTCAGTCCGGCTTACTCCGAAAAATCGATATTCGTTCCACTTACGATTACGAAAACCCGAACAAATATCGGTTTAATTCAACCCTTTACGGGTATCGGAAGCGATATATCAAATTCAATACCAAATGCGAGCGGTAATATCGTACGCGAATACACGAACGGTATTATTGATTTAAATTTCACGGATTTTGCAACAACAGACCGCAGGAATATACAGGATGGAACGTTCGATTATACTCAAATAGAATATTATTTACAGGTTGGTGGTCCAGTTTTGAGGACATTCACCAAGAGTAACGATTTTATAGAAATAACCGGCAACCGAATTAGAATCAAAAAAACTACTATATTGCCGAATGGCAATCACACCGATATTTCTATTAAATTTCTCCAAGAAGAAACACCTATGTATCAACGGTCGGTCCAACGTATTGGTGATGAGTCCGGTTACCTAACAACAATTCGAATTATTATCAATAAATCTACACCTGAATTTTCGAATCAGTTCCCTATATATAATACGGGTGATTTAAATACGATTTACAAATTACCTGACATGAATAAAATGACATCAGAAGGTTCATTTATTATTACACCACCAACTTCAACAAATACAGATACAGACGCAAGTTTTAGTTTTGTTATTTCTTCATCCAACGAAAATTTATTGAAGATTACCGTTACAGGGACAGGCGCGTCTACTGTTTATAGAGCAAATATCTACGGTTCGGGTACAGCAATCATCACCATCACACAGCCAGCAACCACAAACTTTAATCAGAAAGTTGCCACATTCAACGTAAATATATTTGAAATAACCCCATCAATTATAAATTGTAATACTAATCTTTTTTATACAAATCCATATAATCGCCAGTTTTGGACACGTTTTAAACCGGAATGTCGTTCATCGAATTTGGTGGATAGTGTAACCGGTCGACAACTTTCTGTAAGCCAGGTCGATGAAGTGTATGATATGCGACGTAAGGCTGAAATCCTTAAATACAATAAAAACGTCGGCGGATTAACAAAAAGTCAGAAATATGCAAAGGCGTCCCGTGGCGAGCTAATGAGAAATATAGGTAATTCTACGAAATATACAACTGATGCTGCTAACCCGTTTACGTTGATTTGTCCTCCGTCTGCGTCGAATAGTCGATTATTATGCGGCCTTACATCTGCTTGTGGTGTTCCTGGGAAAGAGCGTTTATTATGTTATGATCCGTCTGTGAATTTGTATAATTACAAGCGCACATATCAATATGAGGCAGGTCTTCAACTCACATCGAATATACCTACCACATTATTGACCGAACCTACAAATCTGCGTATCAGCAATTATGATAATGAGAATAAACGCATAACATTAACGTGGGACGCGCCTGATTCGAATGGCGGATTTCCGATCACCGGTTATGTAATTACTTATTCGGTGAATAATAAAACATGGGCTCCGTATGAAAGCGTTTTTCCATACAAGCCTCCGGCGGGAGTCGTTCCTACATTTAATCAGATTTCTGGCGAGATTAACGGAAATTCTGTTGTTTTTCAGAAAAAACCGGGTTTAGTTGATGATATTGCGGATAATACTGTATATTATTTATCGGTATTTTCTGGGAATGAACGTGGGTTATCAAGCGTGCCCGCCACAATCACTTTGAAAACATCATCGGTTCCATCGATTATATCGGATTTTGGGTTTACAAACGCACCTGACGAACGTCAAAATCTTATGGTCGACTTGAAATGGACCGACCCAACTAATACTGGAGGTAATAATGGATATAACGGACCTTCTATTATTATGTACAACTTGTATTATCGCAAAATTCCAGATACAGTATGGACAAAAATAACACTCAATATAAGTAATGTTATTATTTCTTCTGCGGGAAGTCAGACTCGCCGTTATGTTTTACGGGATTTAATAAATCAGAGTAAATATGAAATCAAAATAGAACCTGTAAATAGTGTGGGTGTTGGCCCTGAGTCGGCCATTATAACCGCGCGAACACTAATGAAACCTGGCATACCGAGTAATGTGATTATGACAACGAAATATGGATTACTCCCGCTAATAATAACAGATACTAGCCGAAACTATATTAATATCACATGGAACAAGCCTGACTCGGGTGGTAGTGCTATTAAATATTATAATATTACGATTACACCACCGGCGTCAATGGGTTCAGTTATTACATATCCATACAACGTGGTATCCACAAATACGATGACATCATATAGTGCCAATATTGGTTTCATTAGTAATTCTTATTTGGTAGATGGTTCATACTCAGTTGTAATTGGAGCGTATAATGGTTACGAACAAAGTAACGAAAGTAGTAGAGCGTTTGTAACTGTTAATCCAACATCGGCAAAGGCGTTTATATTCAATATAGACGGTTACTATAGTCAATCCGGATTAGAATATGCGCTAATGACATTTTCTATCAATTCTCAGTGGCAGCCGGCAAACCCGATATCTTATGTACGAATAAATGGATTGAATAATCCTTATTTGGCTTATCTTAATAGTGATAAACAGCCTATTTCAGGAACTGGAGAACATAAAATAATAATACCGTCATTTTTTGGCGGTACTGAGATTATTATTGTTGGAACCGAATATTCGATTACCATAACACTCGTATATAGTGATGGACAACAACAAACGAGTGAATTATTTCAATACACCCCCGAAATAAAATATTTAACAACGTAATCTATTATTCTCTCAAAGTAGGATCGACGCAAATATCTTGTCGCGAAAATACTTGTCCAGACATACATTTATCGCCGGCTTCTACTTTCACGCAACTTCGAAATCCTCGATCCTCTCCAATATAACAATAACCGGCTTTCCCGGATTGATGTTTCTGAGTTACACTCGTGCTGTCGTCGGCGCGCGGCGCTGGGCCAGTATAACTTCTATCGGCCTTATCCAAAAATGTGTATTTTGTCTCGTCATTTACGAATCCCGGCTTTTTATCGCTACTATTGTTCATACCAGGTGGGACCGGCGGTTGATGTGGCTCAGACGATGATGACTTGCGGTGAACCGCCGCTGTAGCCTTACCGTCGCTCTCGTCGCTGTCGCTGTCGCTGTCGCTGTCCGAGTCGACGTCGTATTTTTTACCTGTTGCGCGAGATATTAGCTCTTGTCCTTTCTCTTCCATCGATTTGAAAAATACGGTAATATTATCCCCGAACTCCCCCATTCCTAAATGAAAATCTCCATTATTTGATAAACTACTCCACATAAACCATAGGATTACAACGATAAGGATAAACTTGATAAGGGTTCCTATAGAAAAAAAACTACTGTTGTCGGCGTCATCGGCGCCACCGTTACTGTCCGATACATCGAGAGATGGCATGTTCACATCTTTGAATGTGTCTTGAGCCTTTTCACGAATCCCGGACAATATATCCGATTTTTGCATTTTAGATGCGAAAGATAACCCGCTATTTGCACTTTCATTATTTGTGGGCGCGCCAATATTCGTGAATTTAAAATTAGGAAGTGACATCCGTGTATATACAGTAGATATAGAGATTATTCATATGGACTATACTTTTTTGGTGCCGTCGGTGTCTGCGGCGGCGGCGGCTGTGGGGTATGTTCTGATTCATTCTCCGACCTATTCCGAACAATAGTATTCATCGAGTTTAGAGCCTCTAACCGCTTAATAGTACGCTCTAAATCTCCGTTTTTGTCTCCTGAATAACCCGACGATGAAAACAGATAATCGGTATCTGGACTAATCTCATGTTGTTTTATTTGCTTATAAATCGAGCTGATATTTCCAATAGCACTTTCAATCATTATACGGTCATTAATCATTTCGATTTTACTGTCGTATTCCGTAGTAAGAAGTGAAATAGCAAAGTATATGAGATAACGACGCTTCTTGCGAACCCCCGGCGTGAATCGAATACAGTATAATCGTAACAGACTATTCACTATTTTTTGTGTAAGGAGTGAATGGTCTTCCGCGTCGTTACTTCGCGCTATAATCATATCCCATATCATCCATATAGGGTCAAATTGGAGCTTATCATCGACCGGGATATGTGATCTACGTTCGCATCGACACGTCTCTTTCTTCGCCTTGCAAATCGTCTCAAACTCTACGATCCATTCCACCCAGTAGCACGCTAAAAGTGTATTTTTAGAGTCACGTGAGATATGATATGCGAATTCATTCATAGCTATGAAAATCTCCTTTGGGTCTCTTTCTTTAAAAAACTCCTGAGCATAATCCACGCGCGGCGCCTTCAAACGCTGCGACATCGTGGCAATATCGTATTCTTCTTTCTTCTTTATTTTCACACTATCGTATTTATGCTGTCGCTTCGAGTTCGAGAGAACACAAACGATTTCCGCGAATAATGTCCGCATCTTTTGGTGATTTCGTAGTCGGAGTTCATTCCCGGCGTAGCCGTTGGATACAATCGATTTGAAACTCTCGTATCGCATCTCAATATAAAGCGGTAATTTAGGATTCGCTAAATGAATGTACTTGCTCGCAAATGTGATAATAATATCCCAGAGTTCGAGATAGTGGCCCGAGCATACAAGTTCTGCGCTCCAGTAACACGCTGGTTCTATTTTAGAACTGGATAAACTATTCAATAGTTCTTTGCGTACGTCCGTTTTTTTATAAGACGAAAAGGTTATGCCTCTAAAGTCGGATTCGCTTCGAATATCATTTATTTCGTTTGCGTCGGCCATACTGAATAATATAAACCAGTCTATCGTTATTATGTCTATGGTTTTTTTTCGTGCGAGAATAACGATAATATTTTATATCGAAATACTAGTAGTGTATATTAAGATAGATGGCGTCATTATATAAATCATTTTCCGCGTATATTCAATCCATATCACGATGGGAAATCCTTACATTTTTATTCATATTATTGATGATATTCTGTTTTATTAAGCGGGATTTATCGAGTCATGTTGAAGGTTTTGAACAACAGGATAAATACAAGGTATATGAAAATGATACGATCTATGATAATTTTTATGCCGATATCTACGATGAGCTCTTCATTCAACCGAATAAAATAGAGGCCGAAGTGGACGAGATTATTCATATCACCGGTGCGTTGGAAGGTTCGGAACGCGACAAGAAGAATTTCAAGATTTGTGACATGGGGTGTGGTCGCGGGCATCACGTGCATCAACTAAAAAAGAAGGGTGCTATGAGTGTTGTCGGATGTGACAAATCTGACGCCATGCTTCAAAATGCGAGAGATTTATACCCTACGTGTAAGTTTATTAAGGGCGATTTTATGAAACCGATGCTATTTAGTGAGGAAGAATTTAATGTGCTAACATGCTTTTATTTCACTGTATATTATGTCCAGGATAAGCGCGCGTTCCTCCGAAATTGTTATCAGTGGCTGAAACCCGAAGGCTACCTCATTCTACATTTGGTGGATCGCAATCACTTCGACCCTGTTGTTCCTGGTGGAAAACCTCTCTTTATTGTCTCTCCTCAGAAATACGCGAAAGAACGTATCACGAATTCTCTCGTGAAGTTCCGGAGTTTTCAATACAAGTCTGATTTTACAGCGCCACCTCCATCGAAAAAGGGGGGCGGGGGCGGCACGGGAGAGAAAAATATCGGGAAGTTCGTCGAAAAGATAACCGATGATAAAACCGGTAAAGTACGAGATAATATTCATACATATTACATGCCAACCAATCGGGAAATGTTGGAAATCGCGAAAGAAGTCGGTTTCACCGTAACAGGACAGGTGGATTTGATTCATGTTTTGAACGAATATCAGTATTTGTATATCTTAAAGAAGGTCGCGTAGGTTGGCGTATGTGTTTTTATCCTTGTAATATAATGGAAGAAGGTGTGGCATCGGTGGTCATTCCACCCTTTCTGTTTCATTATATTATCGTGTTTGTATGCATGACATTTATCATTTGTGTTTGTGTATTGAAATTCAAATACTTATATTGGTATAGCCAGCCGTTGACGTTTCGGTTTACGATACAGCGGTTCAGCGGCGGCGGCGGTGGCGGTGGCCGGCGGCCCCAGTCAAGTATTATGAACCCATTATCTCTCGGCGATCGATGTTATAACGCCGTAGTTTATCCGTTTTTGAATAATGTAAATCATACGAGTGTACGGGTCTATAGATGCGGTCTCGACGAGAGCATTAGCGACGCCCCGTTCGAGAGAATTGCAGACTTCTTATCTCGTCGAGAGACGGAAATCATAATGCCCGGGCGGCGAGAGATTAAAATGAATTCCTATATGTGTATCCCTGAAGATACACTACGCATTATTCTCTCGCAGGATACGTTTGGTCTCTCGGTGTTTATCGGCGTTCTTAATGACCCTACGACGCGTGGCGGCGGCGCTGATGTAATAAAAGGAGTATCGATATTAACACCCAGGATTATGTTGTCATTTGAATCATCTTCAACGTCGGTTCCTTATCGATCTGTAAGCATTTATATGTGCGATTATCTAGCATGGGATAAATACATGGTCGGGGAACGCGAATCTCTCGAACTTCTTGAAACAACCGAATATATTCAGAAGTCTCGAGAGATTGCAGGAGAGCAAACATTATACCGATATCGCGAAATTCCATGGTTTGTTATTCCGTTTTCGACAGTGTATTCTTATACGTTTTCTATGCCAGAATCCGCGGCTAGTTACAACGCCGGCACCGGCATGTCGGTTGTCCCTGTGTCATCATCAAATTTCGCCCTTTTTTATTCCTTTGTAAATGAATGTTCGAGAGATTTTCGGTGTTGTATCCTTAACGAACTCACACAACTCCAATCTCTCGTTGATCACGGGGTGTATCGTATTTATATGCTGATATTCAACCAAGTTCGCGTGGTTGCGGTGTATTTGTTTGCACCTTCATGGATGAAGACGATGAAGCCGCAGTCCTCTATCATGTCTAAAACCGGGACCAAGAAGCGGATGACAACAAAGGGAAATCGTATATCAGATCTTCACAAATACATATCAAATACATCTACAGCTCTCGTAAAGTATATACCCCCGGTTATTACGCCCAAATACGACGCGTTTGGAAAAAGGATCACTACGACTACGACTACGACTACGAGTACCGTCGCAGAGACCGACAAAAGTATTTTATTATTGATGTCGTCGATCCAACATAAAACATTATGTGATAAAACCGATTTCGTGTCCGGGTTTCAATTAGCTGCACGAATGGTATCGTCAATTCATACAAAAAAGGAAGACATATGTATTATGATAGATACGCTGGCACATAACTATCGTTTGATTGATGAGATAACTGCGTCAGGAACGAATGCGAGCGCGTGGAAACTGTTATCACAGGATAAATGGTATTACATTCTATATAATGCCATTATACATGAGCAAACGTTGTGTAAAGATATTCTAATTATCTGAATTTATCTTCTGTAATATTGCGTATTTGCACGTCGGCTTAACCCACCGATTCCGCCGCCAAACATACCACCGCCACCGAGCCCTTTACCTGCACCACCCGATGCTGCATGTGTAAATGTATCAACTACAAATATAATGAATATGCCTAAAAAGCAATACAAGACAAGTTCTTCGATAACGTGACCGGTTTTTTCGTCCTTCTTCTCCTCTAGCATATGAATGATATAGTTCAACTTTTCAATCAGGGCAGCATTCGTTCCGGACATATTACCATTAGCGCCGCCACCTCCTGCCAACTGATTTGCGAGTGTTTCGGCATAAGGCACGAATTGTTCGTAATACTGTGAGGCATATGTACTTGATTTCGAATTTGTGCTAAATGGTGAAGTGGTTGTATTGGCGGCGGCGGCGTCTTTCTTTGGCGCACCGGAAATTCCGGTTAATTTCTCAAAATACGGCGAAACGCCTGCGGCGGCGGCGGCGGAAGCAGAGTCCATCCCTTCTAATAATGTCGATGAATACGATGACGACGGATTTAGGGAATTCATCTGGGTTGTTTTGCGAACTACTTGTTGCGGCGATGTTTTGCTAGATACAGTTTCTGCTCCTCGAATAATTCCAGAATGCGATACGTTTGTCGCATAAACACCCATTCCTTGTGCTGGATACGACGGAAGAATCGACGACGACGACTCATCGGGGTCTTCTTCACTATCCTCCCCGCCTTTACGGTGGATATTCTCAATATAATCCTTGATTTGCTTCATTTTCTTTCCGGTCGATGCGGCAAGTTCATTCGGATGATTATTCGGTTGTGTTGGCATTTCTTGATTTCGTGGAATCTTTAGGGTTCGATTTTTA